ATGCAGTTATAGTAGTAGGCACAGAAACAATAGTAGTAAAAAAGTTATCTGTATGTTGTACTAATCTAGCATTTAATTTTAAATATGCTCTTTCAGTAGCAACAGCAACTTGGTTACCCGGTTCGTTTACAGAATCTAATGCACGTACCATTGCAATGCCTGAAGTTCTAGTTGAAGCATCTATAGTATGTCCAGATTTACCTGTAAAAGTAGAACCTGCACCTAGAACTACTCCAAAGTTCTGCGAACCAAACAAGTCTCCTGCAGTAACAGATGCATCTGCCTGTACTTCAAAAACCTGATTGGGGTCATCACACACTATTCCAAATGCATCAGTAACTGATGTACCTGAAGGAAAGTATGATTTAAATTTTTGTTCGCCATTCTCAACATATCTGCAACCCATGAATACACCCTGCACGACTTCATTAGTGTCAGTAACAGTTTGCAAATTACCTGCATTTATTCTTACTAAATCTCCTGTAAAAATATTTGCAGCATAACCTGAAGCTATAGGATATTCATTAGTTCCAATCGCATTGGGGTTCATACCACGTTTACGAGATGGTGAGAAGCCAAACGGAGCTGCGGTTGTAGTCATTCGTTTTTCTCCCTTAAATTAAAATTAACTACTAAGACTACAACACTAGATTAATCTTGAAATCTAGGAGTTTTACCCTTAGTAACTTGACTTTTACTATTATTTCTAATAGGCATACGAGAATTATTTCCACTCATTAATTGTTGATTAACTGCATCAACCATTTCAGAGCTTTGATTCTCATAATATTTTTGTCGATTTTCTGCTTTTTCTAATGGCATTTTTGCTAATGCTAAGTCTCCACGACAGACTGCACCAGTATACCGACCTTCATCTCTCACGAAAGATGTATGCTGAATTTCAGGAACTTCATTAACAGATACAAATTGCCAACCTTCTTGTAGACGTTTGCCAACATTTGTATAATCATCTTTACCACGAAGATTTATACGAATCCAACGAAGAGCCATGCCCTCGTTTCTAAAACGATTATGAACATTTTCTGGTATGTCGAGCATATTAGGCTCTCTAAATTCCATATCCTGTTCTCTGTTATTGAGGTCACGACTTTCAATATTACGTGATTTAGCCATTGTACTTGTTCGTGTCATTTTAATTTCCCCACACTATTTATTGTAAACTGTAGTATAATCGCCTTCAGATTTTTCAACCTTTAGCTTTTCTGCAGCATATTGTTCAAGAGGTATTCCCCATTTTTCAGCAAGTCTCATATCTTCTTTTGATAATTTAACTTTCTTACCTTTTGAGGATGAAGGAGTGCGTGATGCTCCTCCGACCACTTGAGCAGGAGATGTCGTTTCCTGCTGACGAGTGTCAACTCCAAACCTATCAGGATATTGTTGACGAAGTCTATTATCTATTTCATTATAGAAATCTTCTTCAGAAGGGTCATAACCCTCACTTTTTAATGTTTGGTCTAGTTCCAAAGCTAATGTAGTCATTACTTGGTCTTTACCAAACCAAGAGTTTTTACCTGCCCACTCTAATGCAAGTTTATCATACTTAACATTTTGTTGTGGTTGCTGTTGTGCAGGTACAACCTTTTGATTTTCTTCAGTAATAACAGGTCTTTGTGACTCATATTGTTGCTTTGCAATCTTTAAAGCATTAGCATCATTCTGAGCATTGTTTAAACTTTCCTGTGCATTAACAATCAAGCCTGAGTCTCCTGACTCTAATGCCTGTTTGTAAACATCTTTTGCCATTTCAATACGACTTTTAATTTGCTCTTCAGTCGTTTCAAAATTCTTAGTAAAAGAAGTTTCTGCATTTTTTTGTTGAGCTTTTAATTTTTCTTCAAGCTCTGCCTGTTTTGCAATAAGTTGGTCAATTTGTTCTTCTCGTTCTTTTTTCTGACGAACTAATTGTCTTATTCTTTTTTCTGCTCCTGAAGAATTTATTTCAGGTTTTTTCTCAGGTTTAACTTCTTCTGTTTCAGGTTTTGTTTCAACTTCAGGTTGTTGAGGTTTTTCTTCTACAACTTCCTCTTGACCTTCTATTTCAAACTCTACCTTATCTTCTTCCTTATTTTGCGATTGTGAAGTATCAATCGTAGACCACTCATTATCTGGTGTCATTCATTTCTCCATAGTTTGCGAAACTAAGTTTACGCATATTTTTTATTATATATTAATTTAATTTACTTTGCAAGAGCAAGTATTAAATTAATTTGTTAAGTTATATGTAGGGTCTAAATCTTTTGGATTTTCCACAACCATAGAAATTTGGTCATCATATAACAAAATTAGTTTTACACCTTTATAAAAAAACTTTTGACCTGAATGTTTACCATAACATACATAGTCTCCTTCTTTACACCATGCTCCTTTTGGAAACTTTACTTCATCTAAGTAAGCTGAGTCTCCTACTAAAAGTACTTTTCCTACTGTTGTTAAGTAAGATATATCATTCTTTACAGAATCAGGTAAGTATAAACCACCTTTTGTTTTTTCTTTTACTGATATAGGTCTTACAAGAATATGAAAACCCGGAATACTTGGTAATATATCAGGGTCTTCTGCGTGTTCTTCTGTTATCCACATATCATTTTTAGTTGCATTTCCCATACTTGGTTGTTGCATTAGTCATCCTCTTCATCTAATATTCTTTTAGTTATATTTTTAATCTCTGCTTTTGCCCATTCAATACCTGCAATGCGACCTACGCAGTTCATATACGTATGATAGTCTGAAGCTGAACCATATGCAAGAGAATTTTTTATTGTTTCAATTTCTTTTTCTAATGCTTTACTTATTTCTTCTGATAACATTTTGTCCTTTACGTATCTCCTTAACATGAAGATGCCAAAAATAATTTCCTATATTACATATTATACTAGATAGTTTTAAGTATGTCAAGGCTTTTAATGTCATTGATAATATGGACTCACTGTAGAATTAGGGTCTTCTATACCTTCAACTGCTAATACTTCAGGTATATAATGTTTTAACATATTTTCTATTCCCATTTTTAATGTTTGTGTAGACATTGCACATCCACTACACGCACCACTTAAAAATACTGTTACTATACCATCTTTAAAAGATTGTAATTCAACATGACCACCATGCATCTGAACACTAGGTAATATGTAATCTTTTATTATTTTATTAATTTTATTTTCAATTTCTTTCTTTTTTTGCATCTTCCAACATTTTAATTAATACATCAGAAGTTTTAATAGTTTCTGCACTCTGAATACTGTCACCTTGTTTTATCATTTCTACAAGCATTTTAACTGCATTAATTGCCTGTTCAGTATTTCTATCTTTATCTTTTTCTTCTGCTTTAAGTAATCCTTCTGCTCCTACTTTATAAGCATCTAGTGCAATCTTTTGCTCTTTTAAGTCAAGGTCTCTATTCTTTAATGCACCTTCAGAAGCTTCTTTTGCAAGATTAGCCTGTACTTTATCTTTTTCTAATGCAAGTCTTTGAGCTTCTATTTGTACCATTTGTTGTTCAGGACTTCCACCTTGCTGTGCCATTGCCTGATTAGCAGCCATAACTTGTTGTGCTGCCTGTGCCATTACCTGCTCTACAACTCTAGGGTCTTGTTCACCTTGAGGAGCTTGAGCCATTATTGACTTAGTTATACCATTAACTTGCTCTTGATACTTCATTACAATATGTTCTTGTATATTTGCCTGAAGTATTGGACTTACTCTTTGCATAATAGGGTTGCCACCATTTGCAGGGTCTTGTAAAAACATAGTTTTTATTTGAATGTGGGCATCATGGTTCTGACCTGCAAATGCCTTTATAGGTAAACCTTTTGTAGCTGCTTCAATATCTGTAACAGGGTCAAGTGGCATTGGTTTAGGTTTATTAGGCAATATATTTTCCAAATTAGGAATATTTGCAGCATTAAGAAGAGTTCTATTTAACTCTTCCATATTAAACATACCCGGAGGTGCGTTTTGTGCTAACTGCATTGCCATGTTTGTCATCATTAGTCTATGTGCAGATGACGGAATATTAGGGTCACTTACAGGAATAATGTCAATCTTATCATCAAAATCCATTCTATATATTTCTGAAGATTCACCCGGAACATCATATGGATATCTTTGAGGTAAACTTTCAGAATCTATTCGTGCAAGTATCTTAAACTCTTCTCTTTGTGCCTTATGTAATCTCTTATGTATTGCAGAAAAGAATTTACTTGAAGCTTCTAGTAGTGCCATAGTTGTTCCTACAGGACCATAGTTAGAACCTTCACTTATAATTTGTTCTGTAGTATCTGCAAACTTCTGACCTGCACCTGCTACATACTGCATCATATTATACAATGTAGAGGAAGGTTCTTTATATGGAAACATTACAATAGATTTATTTAAATCCATACCTGTTGCTTCTACTTCTTTAAACTCACCCGGAGCAATAGGGTCATTATCTCCTACAACTTTAACACCTTTTGCTTTAAATCCACCTTGTAAGTTTGCAAACTGTCCTGCATCAATTAAACTTCTCATTGCTGCAGTTGCAGACATAGTAAGATTACCTAAAAAATGTATAAGACCTAAACCATAAAAACCAAATCCCGGAACAAATCTGTAATGAGTAAAAAACATTTTCTTTTGTTTTGTTTTATCATCCTCATTCCAGTTTCTTCTAATAGATAAAACTTTCTGTGACTGTTCTTCTATAGTTACAATGTAAGGACAGGCAGTATCATAATCTTCTATTTCAAGATAACAGTGTTGTTCTAGTAGTGTATACTGTGGGTCACTATCAGTAGAAGGAGTAAGACCTAATACTGTGTCCATTTTTTCTGCCATTGCAGATTGCTTTGGTAATTCAGGGTCAGGTAAATCTATATCTCTATACATACCTGCATTAATCTGCCTTGCAAGTTCTATAGGACTTCTATATAATATATGAGTATATCTATCTGCTCTTCTTAAATCTGTTGCATAATAAGATACATAAAATTGGTCAATAGGTACAAACTCACTAACAGGTCTATCTAAAGAATCATCATAGTATATCTTTTTAACTGCAGAGCCTAGTAATGGCAAGTGAAACAACATTCTTTCTGTTTCATCAAAAAACTCAGGCATTTGTTCTGATACCTGATAGTTCATAAAATTCTGAACTCTATTTGCCTGTCTTTGTTTTGACTCTGTAATGTTACCTAGTATCTGTACTTTTACAGGTCCTTTAGATGGAAATAACTCTCCACTTGCTTTACTTTGAAACTTAACTGCAGATTCAATAAGTAATGGATGCACTGCAGTTGCTGCACCTTCAAAAGGTTCAGTGGTATCTTCAAGTTTTAAACCAAGTAAGTCAAATCCTCTTTCAAACATTGACTCCCATTCTGACCTTGAGTTTTTATCTGCATCATATTTTTCTATTACAGTATTTGCAATATCCTGTAAATCTTCTTCTTCCATTTGTTCTGCAAGATTTTCATAAAAAGTTGCAGCTACTTCTGCTTCTTCAGGGTCAAAGTCTAATTCACCAAACTCAACTTCTAACTCACCTGTTTCAGGGTCAAGTTCAAAGTTTACATTATCTGTTCTTTTTTCCTTTTCTAGGTCTAGATTGATAATGTTGGTTTGGTTCTTTTCTTCGTTTGGGTTCTTCTCTACTGCCATTCTCTTCCCTCATTAAATTTTTTTTAAACTTAAAAAAATCAATATCAATTAATTTTGCTTTACCTATTTTAATAGGCAGTCTATTACACTTACAATAGCTACTGTATTTTTTTGCACCACATTCAAAACAGTATGTAACAGGATTATATCTGAATATCTCCATTATACTGTTATACTCTCCAGTATGCAACTCTTTTGTCTCTTTTACTTCCATCATCTTCCCATGAAGGGTCTTCAGGATGTGTTAAGTTCCAACTATCTTTCATGTAATGTATTGCCATACTTAAACAATCTACTTGGTCATCATGTGAACCATTTGGAAATGACATACACTCAGAAAATAAATCATCTGCCCATATTTTATTTTTAGGTAACCATACTCTTCCTGCTTCCATCATTGGTGTAGATGCATATACTCTTGCAATCTTATCTTTATCAGGCAGGTAATCTAACACAGGCAGTCCTGCTCTACGCATATCTTGTATTAATGACTGTCCACTTGCCTTTCTTTCTATAATACATACATCAGGTCTAAACTCTCTATACAAGTCTTGGGCAATTCGTCTAAGTTCAGGATACTCATATCTTCCTTTAGTATTACCTAGTAATATTAAATGAGATGAAAAACCATAGTCTTCATCATAGTCATTAAATATTCCCCATGTTTGTATTACACTAAAGTCTGCAGTTCTACTTG